GGGTGAATGGGGAAGACTCTGGAGTGGAAAGAACGGTTCACGACAATCGACCCAGTTCCCAGGCAAGTCGGTAGAGAATTCTACTGGGATGCCTGGTGGGGCGTTTGGCGTGGTTTTACACCGTTCTACTCTCCAGCCTCTGGTACGAAGTATGACTTCGCGCAGAGGACGTTATCCATGGGCCATCCTGGCCCACCGTATAGGGAGGGCGGACCATTCGTCTCGTTTCGTAATACAAACGAGTCGTATGACATCCGTCGCAACGGTGTTCTAATGAGCCGTGACGGAAGTCGCCGATATGAAGGCGGCTTCTGTTGTGCGTATCATTATGAAACCGCAGGGCCCGCTGGTTGTGATGTAACAACCATGGGGTCCGACGCCCTAACGGAGGATTACGGAGATCCTTCACCCTACGGTGCCACAGCCTGGAGCAGATATGCACCAGGCCGATCAGCTGCAGACTTGGCAGTGTTCCTTGCGGAACTTAAAGATCTGCCGAGACAGCTGAAAACTTCAGCCAGGTTCTTCCGCGATATGTGGAAGGCGGGGCACGGCCGTGGTAGTACAAAAGCCATGGCCGAGCACTGGTTGAACCACCAATTTGGGTGGATCCCTTTCGTTCACGATATTCGCAAGTTTATCCGAGCCTACAAAGACGCTGAGTCTATGTATGCAAGGGTCGTCGCGAATAACGGGAAATGGAAGAGATGTGGCGGCACCGTAACGGTAGACGAGACGGAAGATGTGTTTTATGAGTCGAATGTATCGGCTCATTTCCCACAGCTTTCGTGGACGTTCTACCCAGCTTCCGGAGGAGGCACCGGGACACGCAAACTCATAGATGTATCTTATGAGAAAGTGTGGTTCGATGCCGCATTTCGGTACTACATTCCAAATGTACGGAGTGTAGAATTCCGAAGGAGGTACATGGCTTCGCTCTTCGGAGCAGGCCTGACCCCGGAAGTCCTCTGGGAGCTAACCCCCTGGTCGTGGCTAGTTGACTGGTTCAGCAATGTTGGAGATATTGTTTCCAATCTCTCCAATGGCTGGGCAGACAATCTAGTCGCGAAGTACGCGTACGTGATGGCCCATACAGAGCATCGTATCGACGTAAAGTCGACTATGAATCTCTGGAATGGAACCATCGAAGACACTTGGTCTACTACATTTGAGACCAAGCGTCGAGCGGGCGCGTCACCATTCGGGTTCAGCCTGACGTGGGATGATTTTACTCCACGTCAAGCCTCCATTCTGACAGCTCTTGGCATAACTAGGAGCTAGATTTATGGTCCCAGCAAAGGTTTCTCTCTTTAGTCAGTCTCTTGGTATTGGCACCCAAGAGATGGGAGAAACATCCGCCTAATTGCACCATAAAGGAGAAATACCATGGCAATGTCAGACCCACAGACAGTCACTATCGACAGCACTCCCTACACTTGCGCTCGCATCCAATCGGATGGGACGAAGAGTGTCTACCAGACGGCTGACGGCAACCTTCGGTTGACAGTCAGTCATCAGGCAGGAAAAGGGAGGACCAGGCGAATGGCTCGTCTCGATCAGAAAGTGGTCGCTGCTGACCCACTAACTGCTGAGAACGAGTACAAATCGCTTGGTATCTACGTCGTCATCGATGAGCCGGACTTCGGCTTTGACAATGCTGACGTAGATAATGTCGCCCAGGCCCTTACGGCCTGGCTGGCAACTGCGACGGTGACAAAGATGCTTGGCGGCGAGCATTAACTCGAGCCAAGTTCTTTATTAACCCAGCAGTTGACAGAGTGACAGCCCGAAGGGAGAACTCTGATGTTGCTGTGGCTGGATCGTTACCCCCTATTTTATGAGGGATCGATGAAAAGCCACGTAAGAATTCTCCTGGAGGTGGTTACTAACATTCTTATGGATGTTAGTAACAAGTGCACCGCAGACACGTTCGATCCGCGAGATCTCATAACTGTGAGATCTCGCCTCGAACACGAGGGATTGTCATTTTTGACAATCACCTTGCCTTCCTTAGGCAGAGACTTCGAAAGAAGTCTTGCCGAAGGTGGCATCAGCCCAAATCTCTTTCGATCTTTCAAAAAGAGAGGAAGAATCCCTGCATTTCTGCAAGGTATCTTCGGCTGTGTGTTCGATCGGACAACAGGGAGGCTGCTACATGACCCATCGATTGAAGCAATTGAGGGTATCCGCCAAGTTGCGTATACTTTCAAGAAACTTCTGGTCGATTGTGCACATTCACGTGTACAAGAGACCATCGATGGCTATGTGCAGTGCGAGCAAGAGCTTAAGGAGCCTCTTGATCCAGAAGATATTGCGGATTTTCTCGCGGTATCCCGTGCCCTGTGGTCTACTCATTTCAGCGTTGATATGCTGGATACGGGCAGACCTAAGCATGGACCTGGAGCAACCTGTGAGAGAATTTCTGGAAATCAGAAATTTAATCACAGGACGTGGCACGAACGTCTCGAACCTTACTTCCCTCTTTTGGATGTGGCATTTTCTGTAAATGCTGCACTAGAAGAGGAGTTCGAGGCAGTAACGTTCGTTTCTGAGGAGCAGGAATCACCCGTACGGGTTATTACTGTTCCAAAGACCCTTAAGGGCCCACGAGTCATAGCCATTGAGCCAGTGTGTATGCAATACACACAGCAGATGTTGTCTCGAGAGATCGTAAGATCTCTCCAGACTCATCCTTTAACGGGTGGTCAGATCAATTTTTCTGACCAGTCCGTTAATGGTAATTTGGCCATGACCTCTTCACAGACAGAGGGGTTTGCTACCCTCGACCTGAGTTCAGCGAGTGATAGAGTACCTTACTCGCTGGCAATCCGCATGTTCGATTCGTGTCCAGAGTTCAGGGACGCAATATCGGCATGCAGATCGAAGAGGGCGAAACTTCCCGACGGTCGAATATTGGACCTAGAGAAGTTCGCATCTATGGGTTCTGCTCTATGCTTCCCGGTTGAGTCAATGTACTTCTATACTATCTGTACATTGGCACTTCTGAAGAAGCATGAGCTCCCTGTAACGAAGAGGAACCTGTACAAGGTTGCCTCTTCGGTATTCGTCTATGGTGACGATATAATCGTCCCCACAGACGCTGCGGTTGTTGTCATGAGTTATCTTGCAAAGTTCTATTGCAAGGTAAATACCGATAAGTCTTTCTGGACTGGAAAGTTCAGAGAGTCTTGCGGTGTCGACGCCTATGATGGTGAGTTGGTTACACCAACTTACCTTCGTACGGTGCCGCCTCATGACAAGCGGTCTTCACGGGAACTTGTTTCTTGGGTTGCTACCAGTAATCTCTTCCATAAGAGAGGTTATTGGCGAACAGCCCACTACCTGAAGACGAAGGTAGAGAAAATACTGGGTTCATTACCAGTAATTTCTGAAACAAGTCCCGCGATGGGCCTCGTATCCTTTATGGGCTACCCTGACTATCGTCGAAGGGGTAGATACCAGCGTCCTGAAGTAAGGGCCTGGGTCCCAAGGCCAATCTATCGTTCTGATAGGTTGACGGGATACGGAGCACTGACTAAGTGCCTTCTGTCGTTAGAGTCTCGCTCCAACGAGACTTTCACGATGAAGGATCATCTTAGTCGGACTGCACGTTCTGGCGTCGTCACACTAAAACGCCAGTGGGCTCCGGCTGCGTAAGCAGCTGGTCGGGAGAACAAATCTCCCTGGGCGCGAATCCGGG